CGTTTAATGCAGGTATTACAACTACAGCGGTAATTACAGGCGGTAGTTACAATGTAGGTGGCACAGCAATAATTGATAGCAGTCGTAATATGGTCAACATGGGTAATATTACAGGGGCTCATGGTCAATTTGGTTCAGTTGATGTAGACAACATAAGCATTAATGGTAATGAGATTGATGTAGGTTCTGGAGACCTAACACTAGACGTTGCAGGAGACATAATCCTTGATGCTGATGGTGGTGATTGGAAGTTTAAAGATGGTGGTACTGAAATTGGCTTATTTACAAATGATAGCAGTGATTTTGTAATTGAAAGCAGAGTTCAAGATAAAGACATTATTTTCAAAGGTCAAGATGGTGCGTCAACCATTACAGCCCTTACGCTTGATATGTCAGCGGCAGGTGCGGCTACGTTTAAT